TGATGATAAAAAAGATGAAACAGGCAAAGACACAGGCACAGGCACAGGCACAGGAACTGCAAATCAAGATTCAGTAAATGCTACATCCACATTCAAAGCACAATTAGATTTAGCGAAAGAAATAGCAAAAGAAATGAGAGTTGGAAGAACTTCAAATGCAAATCTTGTTTTTTTAAGTAATCTTGCTTCTGGTTTATTAACAGGCACAACAAAAAGATCAGGAGTTGGAGGCGCTTTAGAAGTATTCGGAGCTGCATTAGGTCCTGCTGTAAACAATATGGTTATGGTAAAAATGAAAGAAGATGAAATAGAACAAAATCTTCTTGGTAGAGCACTAGAATTTTCTACAGATTTTTTAAAAGCACAAAACCAAGGCTATGATATGCCTGACACTAAAGAGATTGGGGTAATACAATATACAAATGAAGCAGGAAGAATAGTAAATGTTCCTGGTAGAGTTTTAGCAGATGGTACAAAACAAAGAGCTTCTGGAGCAGCAGATCCAAGAACTGGATTATATACTTATGTGACAGTAGACCCTAGCTTAAACTTTATACCTAATACAGATGCTAATAAAGAAACACTAGAATTAGCTAAAAGTATCGCGGGTAAATATGCAGCTGTCAATTTAATTAATAGAAGTTTAGGTATCATCGAATCCGGAGGTGCCCAAGCGGGTGTTACTGGTGCGATTGGTTTATATGGAGGCCGTGTTTCAGAGGCGTTAGGTGATGTATTTTCTTTTGCAAGTATAAGTGGTGATAGTAAAGCAGAACTGAGATCAGCTGGTAAAGCTATGTTTAATATTGAGCAAAAGAAAGTTGCAAATGCTTTAGTAACCTCTGGTGAATTTAAAGATGTTACTAGCGCCTTAAAATATTTAAATGGTAGAGATGGATTGGGTTCTTATCAATCAAATTATAATGATGCAATAAATAATGCAAAAAATAGATTAAAAGATGGTAGCACACTTGATTATGAAAGATTAGCTATTAATGAAACTGTGTTAGTTTACAAATTAGCAAACTCATTAAAAGCAAAAGACAGATTAACTCAAAAAGATATTGAGATGGCTAAAGGTCTTGTTAAAGTATTCCCACTATTAAGAGGTGAAAGAAACGTTATTGCATCATTAACAGCTACAGCAGAAACTATTCTTGATGATATCAAACAACAGGAAAGGTTATATGAAAGAGCTGGTGGAGCTTCGGAATATTTATTAAATGAAAGAAAAGCTTATGGACTATTGCCTAAAGCCACGACCATTGACACTATGACTGATTTTGAAAGTAAAGAGTTTAAGAGATTAGTTGATAACATTGGGAAAATGACAGAAGAAGATTTTGAAAAAATTTTTCCACCGGAGTATTTTAAATAATGAGCACGTTAGATAAATTACAGAAAAAATTAGATGATAAAACTCTAAATCCAAATGAGTTGAATCAACAACAAAGAATGATTATTGATGCACTTATACAAAGTGGTAAATTAAAAGGACCAAGCATGAATGAGTTGTCTGAAATGCGAAAAGGTGCTGCAGAAGAAGTAGCTAGAGAAAAAGAATTTTTACAAAATCCTTTAAAAGCAGGAACAGGTGTTGGACAGCCGACTTATGAGTTAGCGGGAGATATAACAGGTAGTATTTTTCCATATGTTTATAATAGAAAAAAAATATTTAGAGCTGCAAAAGATGGAACACTATTTGGTAAGGGTCCAGGATACTTTGCACAACAAGCTGTAAAGATAGCAGATAAATTACCAGGTAGATTTAAATTATTTGGAGGTGCTATTAAAGCAGTTGGAAAATTAGTAGATCCACTCTCAAGAGCTTATAGAGGACCACTATTAAAAACAGAAGTACAATCGATATTAGGGGGTACTGCAGGTGCAGGAGTAGGATCTTTGACTTATGATACTTTAAATGAACAAGCAGGAGTACAAATAGCATCAGCTTTAGCAGATGATTTATCTGAAATACCTGAAGGAGAAGTTGAAAGAGATCAATTAGTTAATGCAGGTGTAGCAATGAAGAATGCTTTGATGTGGAATACAGGGGCCTCTTTGTTATCTCCATTTATCTTTGGACCTTTTGGTAAAATGATAAGAAAAGGTTTTGGAACAGTAGGACCAAAACAAAAAGAATTAGCTACATTCGCACGTGATAAAGGTTTACCATTACCTCTTTTATCTGCTTTAAAAGATGGTCAGGGTACTTTTTCTGGACTTGGTAAAAATTATTTTAAATTTATGGGGGTATTTCCTTTAGTTGCGCCAATAGGTAAAGTCGCTAAATCAGAGGCAGAGATTGCAGGTGGTAAAAGATACTTATCTGATTTACAAGCGTATGCACCATTACTCAAAGTAAGTGCTATAAATGCAGCTGTTAGACAACAAGCTGAAAAGGTATTTATTCAAAACACTGATTTATATAATAGCGCTTATAAAACTTTTGATAATTTAGTCACAACTTCAGGTAATCCAAGAATAATTAAATTAGAAAAAACTCAAAAAGCTGCTAGAGAATTTTTAGAAGAAAGTGAAGCACAGTTTCCTGAATTTTCAGAATACTTATCTGGTTTTAGAGGGGCTGCCCCTGTTAAACAAGTTGATATAGATAAAATATTAACTATGCAATCAGATCCAATAAATATGTTTATGAAATCAATGATTCAATTACAAGATAATATGATTACACCTAAACAATTTAAAGGTGTAATGACTATGTTGAATAATGCAATCGAAGGAAGTAGATATGCAACTTTGAAAGATAATATGTTTATAATGCGTGAAGCTATGGAAACAGATTTTGCTAAGTTTGGAGAAGACATTTATAATCCATCTAAATATTTACAAGATGAAGGTATTAAAGCAACTTATGATACAATTACACAACAAAGTGGAAAAGATTTAGCAGATCAATATATACAGACAAATATAAAAGCAGCAGAACAACTTAAAGATCAACTATTAAAAGCAAATAAAATATTTGCTGATGTGCAAGGTTTTTATCAAATGTCACCCCTAGTAAAAAGTTTAAAAAAATTTGACAGAAATGCATTTACTGCAAAAAGTTTAGAGGGTTTTCAAGGAGCTGGAACACAATATAGAGATCAATTATTTAAAGATATAGGTAGAGAAGTATTTGAGAATGATTCTGTAGATGCTTTAGTTCAATTTAAAAAACTTATTGGTGCTGAAGGATCAAGAGAAATAGGTTCAAAAGCAACA